CTGGTTCATTCTTAAACTTACCATACTTTAATGCAGAAAATACAATGCGGTATGCATTCAAAGAAAATGGAGAAGCTGCAACACTTGAAGAATTTTTTCAGTTGTATGAAAAAAATAAAATAACAAAAGAAGAATTTTATAAATTAGAAATTAGTCCTACTGATTCTGAAATGTCGGATGGTCCACCGTGCCTGGAAATATTAATGACAGATGGAATATCAGAAGGAGGTCGTGATAATGTTTTGTATCACTATGCCGTGTATGCAAAAAAGAAATGGCCAGATGGATGGCAAGACAAAATCGGAGAGTTCAATAATAAATACATGACAAAACCTTTGTCTTATACACAAGTAGAAAAAACAATTAAGCAACATACAAAAACAGATTACAATTACAAATGTAAAGACCAGCCAATGTGTGCGTTTTGTAATGCACCTGCATGTCGTCAACGACAGTTTGGTATTGGTGGTAGTTATGAACATAAGTTTAGTGATCTTAAAAAATATCAATCAGAGAATTCTATTTGGTATTTAAATGTAGATGGACACACAGTAGTTGTAACAACAAAACAGTTGTATAATCAAAATGAATTTGTTCTCGCATGTTTTGATCAAACAAATATTATTTTAAATGAAATACCAAAACAAGAATGGAAAAGAAAAATACAAGAGCTGGCAGATGCTGTTGAAGTTATTGAGATGGGTGAGGATGTAACATTACATGGTAGATTTGATCAGCACTTATTTTCTTTTGTTAATGATCAGGGAAAAGCAGAACATGTAGATGAAATAAATTATGGTAAAGCATTCGAAGAAGACGGATACATATATTTTAAAATGGAATTCTTGATCTCTTATTTAGAGAAGCAACGATTCAAAGGTTTTGATTCAACAAGAATTGCAGCTAGACTAAATGATATTGGAGCAGAGAATACAAGAAAGTATATTGAGAAAGTTCAACGAAGAGTTTGGAAAATGAAATCAGATTGGTTTAAGAAAAGAGATAGTGAGTTACCTCTCCCAGAAAAAAAATTAGAAACAGAAGAGGAGATACCATTTTAAAACACTTAGATTTATTTAGTGGCATTGGTGGCTTCAGTCTTGGACTTGAAGCCACTGGTGGTTTTGAGACAGTTGCGTTTTGTGATATTGATCAATATCCAAGACAAGTGCTGCAAAAACATTGGCCACATGTTAAACAATACGAAGATATAAAGGAACTTAATTATGAAAGACTCAAAGCAGATGGACTTCTTCCCATCGACATCATCACTGGAGGATACCCTTGCCAACCTTTCTCCGTCGCAGGTAGAAAAAAGGGTGAAGATGATCCGAGACACCTCTGGCCAGAGTATTTTAGACTTGTCAAAGAACTCAGGCCAACTTGGGTTATTGGAGAAAATGTTAGTGGACACATTAAACTCGGTCTCGACACCGTTATCTCGGACTTGGAGAGTGAAGACTACGCCGTTAGGCCGTTTAGTATTTCAGCTTCGAGCATCGGCGCCAACCACCAAAGAGAAAGAGTCTGGATTGTGGCCCACACCAAACGCAAGGGATTGGAAAGACTCAATAAACAAAGTTCCTCCCTCAGTGGGAAAAACAAGGGGGCACAGCTTGGGAATGAAAGTAGCAGAGAGACTATGGCGAACTCCAGACGCTCACAGTGGCCGTGGTCCGAGCTCCGAGAAGAGAATGAAAATGAAACTCGAAAAGAAAATGCCAATCAGTTTAAACGATCAAGTAGCACATCCGAAATTAATGTGGCCAACGCCGACAGCGAGAGATTGGAAAAGTGGGAAAGCATCCGAAAAAACTTTGAACAGAAACAGTCGACCTCTATCAGAACAGGTAGTAAAAATGCAGATGTGGCCAACGCCGAACGCATCGGACAACAGAGACAGGGGCAATCTTTCAGATCCAGTAGTGCAGAGAAGAATAGCGATGGGCAAACAGGTTGGTCTTACGATGGCAGTCAAGGAGCAGAAGGGTGGTGGGAGTCTGAACCCGACGTGGGTAGAGTGGCTCATGGGATACCCAAAAGGGTGGACAGACTTAAATCATTAGGCAATAGTTTGGTACCACAGATACCTTACTACATAGGAAAAACAATCTTGGAGGTGATGAATGGAAAAACTAATTAAAGAAACTTTAGGTATAGCTGCACAACTAGTATCTAAAGCAGAAAACAAATCAGCAAAGTTAACAAAGAGAATGTTAGTTAATGATTTGAAGATGATAAAATTAAACTTAATGATGATACAAGATGATATTACAAGACAAGCACAGCAAAAAGATTAATATAATATTTGGTCCACCTGGTACAGGTAAGACAACACATCTATTAAACATTGTTGAAAAAGAATTACAACAAGGAACACCACCAGATAGAATAGGATACTTTGCTTTTACAAACAAAGCTGCAGATGAAGCCATAGCAAGAGCCTCCATTAAATTTGGTTTAGATAAAAAAGATTTAAAATATTTTAGAACACTACACAGTATGGCGTTTAAATTTTTAGGATTAAAAAATGCAGATGTCATGGGTGATAAAGATTACAAAGAATTATCTGACTACTTACAAGTAAATATAATTAATCCAAATAAAACAGTAAAAGATTTAGGGATATCACAACCACAAGATCCTTATTTAAAAATAATTGACACAGCAAAAGTTAAAAACATTTCCTTGTCTGCAGCTTTTTTACAAAGCGATGAACACATACGAGGAGGGTTTGAGTTTTTAAGTTATATTGATAGAGGCATAGAAGATTTTAAAAAAAGAAAAAACGTATTGAATTTTACCGACATGATTTTAAAATTTAATGAAAGAAAAGATGCACCAAAGTTAGATGTGGCTATCATTGATGAAGCGCAGGATCTTAGTTTCATACAATGGCAAATGGTTGAATTGATAATTAGAAATTGTGAACGTGCTTATGTAGCTGGTGATGATGACCAAGCTATATTTGATTGGGCTGGAGCTGACACAAAAAGACTTGGATTAATTGGTGGAGAGAGAACCGTGTTGCAACAATCTTACAGAATTCCAAAATCAATTCACAGACTTGCAAATAATTTAATAACAAAAGTAAGAGATAGAGTTCCAAAAGATTGGCAGCCAAAAGATAGAGAGGGTTTAGTAAAGCATCATCGCACTTGTTTTAATCCATCAATTGATTTGACAAATGGATCGTGGTTAATATTAGCAAGAACAAATTACATAGCAGAACAATTTATAGAAGATTTAAAATCAAAAGGATTTTTTTATGAGTACAAAGGACGGTCTTCTGTTTCAGATAAAATGATGAATGCAATCAAAGGATGGAAAAAAATACAACAAGGTGAATCAGTTGAGTTACCAATCGTAAAAGATATTTATCATTATATTTCTGGTAATAGTGGTATTGAAAGAGGGTTTAAAAATTTAGAGAATGCTAGTGATGAAGTTACGTATGACTATGAATCGTTGGTCGTGAAGCATGGTTTGAATGTCGATTCCAATACAGAATGGAACTTTGCACTAGATAAAATACCAGCAGAACAAACACGATATATTAATTCTGCTATGGATAGAGATCAGGATTTTCACAAATCGAAAAATATAAAAATTTCTACGATACATGCATCAAAGGGTGGCGAAGCAGACAATGTTATGCTATTAAAAGACCTGCCTACAAAAGTAGATAACAACATCAGCAAAGTAATTGATGATGAAAGGAGAGTGTTTTATGTGGGAGCTACAAGAGCAAAAAAATCTTTGCATCTTATATCATCAAAATCAAACAGAGAATTTAAAGAGTTGTAAATGATTTGCAGTAACATATTACAACAAGCAAAAGAATTGGTTGAAGGAGATCGTCAAAATGAATACGGCGATAAACTTAAAAATCACAAGAACATCGCTGCGTTGTGGTCAATTTTCCTCCAGAAAAATATATCAGCACATGATGTGGCGATGTGCATGGCTTTAGTAAAAGTAGCGAGACTGATGCATGCACATAAAGAAGACAGTTATATTGATTTAGCTGCTTATGCCTCTATTGCGGGGGAAATAAATGAAAGAGATAAGTGAGCCAGCCCTCGTTATTCAAAACACCAAGTGAGTGGATTCCACCAGAGTCTGTTCCAAATTTATCTGACGCAAAAGAAATTGCTATTGACTTAGAAACAAAAGATGATGGTTTGAATTCTGGTATAGGACCAGGATGGGCTACAAAAAAAGGAAGAGTTATTGGTGTAGCGTTGGCCGTGGATGGTTGGCAAGGATACTATCCTATTGCACATGAAGGTGGCGGTAACTTTGATGAGAAAATTTTTAAAAGACAATTAAAAGAAATACTCGATCTACCCTGTGATAAAATATTTCATAACGCCATGTATGATGTTGGGTGGTTAGATGCCATGGGTTTAAAAGTTAATGGTAAAATAATTGATACCATGATCGCAGCTCCTTTATTAAATGAAAATAGATACAACTATTCTCTTCGAGAGCTTTCAAAAGAGTATGTTGGTGAAACAAAATCAGAGGCATTGTTGTATGAAGCTGCAAAAGAATGGGGTGTGGATGCAAAAAGTGAGATGTGGAAACTACCTCCCATGTATGTTGGTCCGTATGCAGAACAGGATGCTACAGTTACTTTAAAACTTTGGCATGTATTACAAAGAGAAATAAGCACACAAAATTTAAATAGTATTTTTAATTTAGAATCAGAGCTGTTCAATGTTTTATTTGCTATGAAAAAGAAAGGTGTGGCTATAGATCTAGAAAAAGCAGATAGAATAAAAAATGATTTTGAGAAATCAGAAAAAGAAGTTTTAGATTATTTATACAAGACTTGTGGGTTTGAGGTAGAAATACTAGCACCTTTATCAATAGCAAAAGCTTTTGATAAACTTAAAATAAAATACAATAGAACTCCTACTGGACTACCAAGCTTTGATAAAAACTTTTTAGCTACACACAAACATAAGTTTGCACAGAGTATCGTAAAAGCAAGAGAGTTTAATAAAGCAAGAACAACCTTTATTGATTCTATCATGCGCCATGAACACAAAGGTCGTATACATGCTGATGTAAATCAATTAAGATCAGAGACTGGTGGTACCATATCGGGACGTTTAAGTATGCAGAATCCAAACTTACAACAAATTCCTGCAAGAAATGCTGAGATTGGTCCTAAAATAAGACAATTATTTATACCAGAGGAGGGTCAGAAGTGGGGATGCTTTGATTATTCACAACAAGAACCACGTCTTTTGGTGCATTATGCTGCAGTTATTAGCGAAAATCAGGAGAAAAAAGGACAACAAGCCCTTAGAGGAGTCAAGACTTTGGTTGATGGATATACTAACGGTGATATTGATTTCCATCAAACAGTTGCAGACATGGCTGATATAGACCGAAAACAGGCCAAGACAATCAATTTAGGGATGATGTATGGCATGGGCAAGGGAAAATTAATGAGTGAACTAGGGCTTGAAAAAGAGGAGATAGAAGATGTTTTTAATAATTATCATTCTACTGTTCCTTTTGTTAAGGAACTAACAGATTTAAGCATGTCCAGAGCCTCACAATATGGCTTTATCAAGACATTATTACAAAGAAAATGTCGGTTTGACATGTGGGAACCTAATTCATTTGGTATGCACAAAGCTATGCCAAAGAAAGAGGCCGAAATAGAGTACGGTTTTGGCCATAAAATTAAACGTGCTTATACATACAAAGCTTTGAATAGATTAATTCAAGGCTCTGCTGCCGATCAAACGAAGAAAGCAATGATAGATGTATTTAAAGAGGGTATTACCCCTTTAATCCAGGTACATGATGAGTTGGATATTTCTTTTTCTACCGAAGAGGAGAAGAAAAAGATTATAGAGATCATGGAAAATGCCGTGGAGATGAGGGTACCAGCTAAAGTAGATTGTGAAATTGGTTCTTCGTGGGGCGAGATTGGATAGAAAGCATAGAAAAGGTTTTGCAAATCACATCAAAGCCATACTCTGGCTAACCCAAAAAAATTACTACGTATTTGACAACATCAGTGGCCTTGGGCCGTGTGACGTGATTGCTATGAATGATGATGGAGACATCCTTAAAATAGATATTAAAAGTGAAAGCATAAGAAAGACAGGCACTCATGCAGGACATAAGATACGAAGAATGCCAAGTCAACAACAGAAGAAGATGGGCGTCAAATTACTCATGGTAACTGAAGAGGGAAAGTGCTACTTCTATAATAATGATTAAGATTTATCTATTAGTAGTGAGCTTATGGGGGTTCAATGGATCAGCTTGGGTTTATACTGGTAATCAAATGGTATACCAAGAAAAGTTTGAAGACCTTAAAGTATGTCAGGAAATGGGCAGAAAGTTCATGAAGTTTGATATGAATCAATACTTTACTTTTAAAGTACAATGTATTGAGGATGTAAGAAAAGATATTTAATCTAGTAACTTATCTAATTTTTCGTTTATTTCTATGACTTGTATCTCAATGACCGAGAGCCGTGAATCGATACGCAACATATCTAAATCTTTTATCTTTGATTCAAGAGCCGTGACTCGTGATGACATCATGCCATACGTTGTAGCAATACCAGCTACGATACCCATGACCCATATCCAATCACGCATTGACAGGTTCATTTTCTTTTAACTCCAGCTTCTCTCAAAGCAATAGCAATAGCTTGCTTTCTAGACTTAACTTTCTTTTTTGATTTACCAATAGGTAGTTTGCCTTTTTTAAATTCTATCATGACCTTGCTTATCTTCTTTTCTTTTTTTGTTTTCTTCTTCATCTATTAGGATTTAAATTAAAGAACTGAGTTCCTGGTTCATCTGGGTTTGAATCAAATAATCTTTCAAAAAGACTACGTTCAGCATTGCTTTCATTTAAAGAGTTTAAGGTAGCTAGTGCATCAGCCTCGGCTGCAGGATCAACAATGCTAGGATCAATAACATCAAAGTTTTGAGGCACAACTTGTGGTTGCCCTATTCTATTTAAAGCGTCACTAACATACTGGTCAAAGATTACTGGATCGGATCTACCAGCAGGAAGTAAACTTGTAGATTCAAATCCTGTAAGATCGTCTATTTCTTTTAGTATCATTTCTTTTTGATCGTTATTTAATTCAGGATTAGCAATTACATTTTGTTTTAATTGAGCGTTGTTTTCTGCAACTTGAGTTGCAAAGTTCTCTCCACTTACTTGAGTTCCAGGCATAATTATATTTTCATCTTTTAATGCTGTAATAGGAGGTTCTTTTTCTACTGGACCTTGTACTCTTGCACTATCAATAGTTTTTAAATTATCACCCATATCAAGAAAGTTTGTCTTAACCATATCTGGACCTTGTATTCTTGCTTCATCAATAGTTTTTAAATTATCACCAAATTCAAGAACACCTGTTTCTTCAGCTGGATTTCTAAATCTTGGTGAATCAACTTGAAAGTCTGGTTTGGGTTTTACTTTTGGAATAATTATCTGATCAGCTAAAGGAACACCTGGTGGGGCAACGTCTAATGCCTTATCAAAATCATCTATCATAATTGGCGCTGGTTCACCTTCTCCTGCACCAAAGCCTATATCCAAAGGATATCTCACACCTGGCATATCAGGGTCTGTGTAACCTATTGGTTTAGGTTCTCTACCAAGAAGTTCTTGTCCTATTGTTTTAGCAATTCTAGTTGTAGGCAGTCCTTTATTTAATTGATTAGCGATAGGATACATCTTCGCAAATTCTTCTGGATATTCGTTTTGTAATTTTCTTGTTGGATCTAAGAAGTCCATATCTTTTGTTTGGTTGAATGCAGCTAAACCACGGTTGGTAAGAACAGGACGGCCACTACTTGTTTTAATTATACTTCCACTATCAGTTCTTAAAACACCACCATCTATTTGTTTTGCTCTTTCATCACCTAGTCGTGTGGTAAATTTATTTAATCTTGATCGAAGATCTTTTGCTAAATCTGTGTTACCATCTTTTAAAGCGTTCTCTATTCGTCTATCAAGACTACCAACACTTTGTTCTAAGCTTTTAATTTTGTTTGTTTTTTGACTAGCTAGAATTCCAGATTCTCTACCTGTATTAGAACCGCCAGTTGCTACATTGGATCTTCTTTTGTTTCTATCTCTAAACTGCTTAAAGCTTCTTCTATTTTTTGAACCGCCAGGTCTCCCTCTACGAGAGCCTCCTTTTCCGCCTTGTGGTCTTCTTCTAGTTCTACGTCTTGGTGGTGGCATATTATCCTCTATTTGCTATTGCTTCTGTTATATCAATATCTCCGCTTTTGGCAAGTTGAGATCGATCTGATGGTGCTATTGTGCCAGTATTTCCAAATCTATCTACGGTGGGAGCTCCAGTAATGTCAGGTAAAATAGGAGTTTGCGTTTGTGAGAAGTCAAGAATAGGACTTGCATCACTAACTTTAGGTCTTGTCGTTAAAGGAGTTCCCTCTATTACGTTTATAGTTTCTTTAAACAATCCTCTTGGGTCATCAAATAACGTGCTATTACCTAATGATCTATATATTCCATTAGTTTGCGCTCTAACAATTCTACTTATGTCTCTTCCATCTCTCTCAATAGAATTTTTTCTCATGGTTTGAAATGCAAAATCAGATACTTTTATTGGTGTAAATTGATTTCTTAAAAGTTTTCTAGATTCATTTGCAGAGTATCTTTCTCCTATAATGCTTTTTATTTTTCTATCTGATACACCTAGCTGTCTAGCTGCTTGTATTTGTTTAAATAAAGCTTGATCATTTCTTAATTTAGCTTCGTTTGCTTTTCTATATGCAGCTACTATTTCTTCTGGAGTAGAGTCCGCTCTATAAGCAACACTAGTAAATAGTTTTTTTGAATCAGCTACCGCTCTTTTATTTTCAGATATTTTAAAATTAATTCCATCTTCAACAAAAGGATTTTGAATTCTAAATCCAAGTAAACCACTTGATTCATTTAAAAATTTATATCCTCTATTGTATTGATCTTTATTTCCAAATCCAGAAAGATATAATCTTCTAAACTGTGCTAAAGATCCTGGTGAAGCTGTTCTAAATAGTTCAGCGAGAGTGTTTGTTATCTTTGTACCCATGTCATCTTGAGGATTCCATAATCTTCTTCCTGTAGATGACTCTCCTCCACGAACAAATACATCCGCAAGAAATTGTGTGGCTATAGATTCTTCAACAAAAGGAGATGCAAATTTTGAAGCTGCTCTTATCGCTGCATCATCAAAACTTTGAAGAACTCCTTGCCCTTGATCTCTTGCAGCATCATATCCGTTTAACGCTGCACGTAAAGGCAAAGTTAAAATATCATACGCATTAGTGTGAGAAAAATCAATGTAGTATAATTGATTACCCTGTTTTATAGGAATGAGAGTAGAATCTTTTGACCACTCAGGAAGATATTCTCTTAACGCATTAAGTTGTTCATTAGATACACCAGCTACAAGTTGCGCTCCTTCTTGTAAACCTTTACCTAAACCAATACCAAAGGTTGCAACACCTGCAAGTCTAGTTGTTCCAATACCAACTGTGTTTGGATCTAAAACTTCTCTTAATCCTTGTCTTGCCGTATTGATACCAGTACGTATAATTTCTAAAGGAAAGGATACAAAGTTACCTACTGGTAGTCTTCGTAATGTTTGTCCAAAAGCACCTATGTAATCATAGTTTGGTATATTATTTTTAACTGTGTCGGCAGCTTTTAGTTTTATAAATCTATCAAAGCCTTCTTTAGTTCTCATTGTAGCTAAAGCCTCTGCTCTTGTGAGATTAGGGTTTACTCTAGCAATTTCATCACCATACTGTTTTATAAAATTTTCAGGATTTTGATCATATAGTTTCTTGTACACATTTGTAAATTTACGTTGCTCAGAATAAAAATTTTGTATTTTGTACAAATCATCTTCTGCTTGATACGCTGTTCTTGCAACACCACGTAGTTTATTAAATCCTGTTTTGTCACCCCATCCACGTAGCATTGTGTAAATCTTACCTTCTTCTGTGAGGTTTTGTAGACCAGCACTTACTTCATCTAAACTTTGTGTAATCTCTCCTAATCTTGCACTCGTGTTAATTATACCTAACTCTTGCAGCTCTGTGTATTCATCAACATAATTCTTGTAGTCGTCAGCATTTTTAAAATACTTTCTACCCATGTCAGATTCGATTGCACTTTTTGATCTGGCAGTTACTAATTTATATGCTCTTTTAAAATCTTCTGCTGCTCTCAATGGATTAGTAAAAAAGTTACCATTCATGCCAGTAAACGACGCCGCACTAATAATATTACGAGCGTGAGTTATAGGTGATAGAGTTGTTTTAGCTTCTTGTGTAAATGCTTTTGGTGCAAGAAAAACTTTGTAATATAAATTAGATAATTGATCGGCATTTTTCTTTGAATTACTTATGTTTTCTAATGCTTTTGCAATTTCAGGTGTTGTTCTGTATCCATTTAGTGGACCATCAGATATTATTGTAGATCCAAATTCTAGGCCCCCTTCTCCTGCGGGAACGTTGGTAACAGTTTCACCTCTTAATTGTTTTGGAGCTTCAAAAAAATATTTTCCTTTTCCCTTTTTTAACAGTGTATTAAAAAAATTTGTATCAGCGATGTATGTGTTTATTTTAGCTGCAGTTCTCATGTACTGTTTAATAGGATCTTTTATCTCTCCAAGTAATTCTCTTAGTTCTCCTGGTATTTGTTCTCTAGTTTGTTTAATTGCGGTGTCATATTTTGATAACTTCATTACCATTCCATCAAGAATTTCTTCTTTTTGCTCTCTTAATAATGATTGAAGTTCTTCTTCAACCATATCATCCGACATATTTTTGTTATTATTTCTTATGTAAGTTCTGGCTCTATCCATGATAGCCTGACCTTCAGGAGTATTTCTAAGGGTATTAAGCCATTGACCTCTCTCTGCTTTACTTCCTTTTAGTTTATAACTTCTTGTCATGTATTCACCTATATTTGCTGACACTATCTGTTGAAAATCTTTTCCTCCTTTCATAGTAAAGTTTGGTAGTTCAGATAAAGACATACTCATTTCATCTATAGAATTTCTAATTTTTGCTATGTAAGGTAAAAGTTCTGGTGGTATATCTTTAAAAGCTTCTCTAAACCCTTCAACACCTTTTAATTCATCCACACTTAAGGGGATTACTTTACCTGTTTTTGGATCTATTTTTGTAGATTTCATTTTACCACTTGTTAAATAATCATAAATATTTTCCATGAGTCTTTCTCTTCTTCTCATGCCTAGTTT